CATAAGTATAACGCTGCTCTTTTTGACGCTACACACTCTAAGCACAAGGAGGCTGTTGCTTACAGAGATCATCTGTATGACTTGGCCTACGCTGGTGAAGAATGACATTTAAAGAAAACATAACCTGCTCTAACTGTGACAATTTTGCCTTTAAGTTTAGAACACCTGAGGGTAAGACCACTAAGGAGCGTTATGGTTACTGCTCATACTACGATAGGCAGGAGTCTCCTGCTAAGGTGTATGGGGTATGTGAAGGGGCTTTGCCGATACCTATTAAGGTTGAGAAGCCAAAACTTGTAAAGAAATAAGCCCCGAAAGGGATAACTAAATCTTTACGCAAATGAGAGCCAGCATGGTGCTGACAACTCTCCACTTTTAATCTCTATTTATTAGGGAGTAATGTAATGAGTGTAGAAATTAATAAGGCGTTTTCGCAGAAGTTTCGTGATGCGTTCATACACTTGGTACAGCAAAAAGGTTCACGTTTGCGTGAGTATGTTCGTAGCAATACGGATGTAGTTGGCAAGTATGACCACTTTGATCGTTTGGGCGCTACATCTGCACAGCGAATCACTAGTCGTCATGCCGACACACCATTGATCTCTACTCCTCATAGTCGTAGACGAGTAAGCCTTGAAGACTACAACTGGGCAGATATGGTTGACAAAGCGGACAAGGTTCGCATGTTAGCTGATCCTACCAGTGAGTATCTCAAGGCTGGCGTTAACGCTATGGGACGCACGATTGATGATGTCATTATCGCTGCAATGCTGGGCAACGCTGTAAGTGTAGACGAGAATGATTCTTCAAGTAATGTATCACTGCCAGCAGCACAGAAGGTAGCCGTATCTGGAACAACTGATATGAATGTCGACAAACTTAGATCTGCAAAACAGATCTTGGATTCGTCTGATGTTGACCCTGACCTTCCACGCTGTATTGTTATGAAATCTAATCAGTTCTACGATCTGCTTGGCGACACTCAGATTCAAAGTTCTGATTACAATACCGTTAAAGCACTTGTGAATGGTGAGATTGATACCTTTATGGGTTTCAAGTTCTTGCGTTCCGAGCGTTTGACTACTGATTCAAATGGCGATACCCAGTGTATTGCTTGGATTGGTGACGGAATTGGGTTGAGTATGGGAATGGACGTTAAGACTGAAATCTCTGAGCGTTCAGATAAAAACTATAGTACGCAAGTCTATGCCCAGATGTGTCTCGGTGCGGTTCGCATTGAAGATGAGAAGGTTGTAGAAATTGCCTGTACTGATTCCTAGAGGAGGTGTATAAATGGCTACTTTAAAAAGTACAGAGTACACTAACGCTACGGATGGGTCGGGTACTAAAAACGTACCGTCAACTAATGCTGACGTTACTTTTAAGTATGCAAAGTACACGGGTTCCGCTGTCACCTCTTCTGATACGATTGAGATGATGACGATTCCCTCTGGAGTTCGTATTCTTCCCCAGTCTCTAGCTGTCATAAGTGACCTAGAGACATCTGCAACTGTTAATGTGGGCTGGAAGGCTCATACTACACAGTCAGATGGTACTGCTGTGGCTGTAGACGCTGATGCTTTTATCAGCGCTGTAGCTGCTGACTCCGCTGCTACTAACACACAGTTCTTGGAAAGCGCTACTTACCCCTCTGGTTATGTGACCACGGGCGAGCTTGTGCTGACCATTTCTCTGGGTGCTGGTACGGCTGTGTCTGCCGACACATTTGAGTTGTTGGTATTGTACTCAAATAGTAATTAAGGTTATGGGTCGTTCACTGAGTAATCAGTGTTCGGCCCTAGCTTTATTTAATCACTGCAATCTGGATTAAAATATGAGCCACGCATCAGAAGTTAGCATTGGGAACGAAGCATTGTTACTGCTAGGTGCTAGCACTATAACCAGCTTTGACGATGATGACCCAAACGCTGTTCTTGTAGATAGGTTTTACCATAACGAGAGAGACTCAATCCTCAGGAGTCATAGGTGGAACTGTGCCATAGAAACAGTTAATCTTGCCTCTCTCTCAGCCACCCCTATTATTGACTGGGAATACCAGTTCACACTCCCCGTAGATCCGTACTGCCTTAGAGTTTTAGATGTAAGGACAGTGACGGGTGATGTCCATTTAGATTTCGCTGTCCAAGGTAGAAGATTACTTACAGAGGAGTCAGCGGTGGACATAACTTATATCAAGAGAGTTGAAGACCCTTCGCAATTTGACGCTCTCCTCTACCAAACAATCGTATTCAGGTTAGCTTGGAAGCTAGCTTTCCCTATAACTAGATCGCATACGGTTATGACGCACATGGGTACAATGTATGAAGCTGTGGCTAGGGAAGCTAGGGCAATTGATTCGCAAGAAGGAACTCCAGAGACTATAGTGACGGATACACTAACTGACGTAAGGTTGCGATAGATGAGAAAAGTTTGGCCTATACAAACAAACTTCACAGCAGGTCAGATTTCCCCTAGGTTACATGGTCGTGTTGACATCAATAAGTATAAGAATGGTGTTAAGACTCAGAAGAACGCCTATAGCTTGCCGCATGGTGGTGTAGTTAGAAGGGGTGGGACTAAGTATGTCGCAGGGGCTAAGGGTGTAGCTAGTGGTTCTGAATTAGTAGCTAACGGCACATTCGCATCTGATATTGCAGGATGGACAAATAAAAGCGTAGGATCTGGTAGCTCTATAGCTCATTCTACTAATTTAATGAACATCGTTTCAGTGGATGCTAGTAACTACGGATGGGCAGAGGATGAAATAGTTACCGTAGTCGGTAAACAATATATAATGAGTTTTACTGTCGGGACAGGGGCGATCAATGTGCAGATTGGGACATCTACAGGGGCGGCAGATATTTTAGCCTCTACGTCATATTCTGTTACAACTCATACTATAGAGTTTACTGCATTGAGTACTTCTACATTCATTGGATTTAAACATACGACAGGTGCCACCCATACGCTAGATACAGTTACGGTAAAATTAGCAACACAAGATGCCAAGATAAGATTAGTGCGGTTTGAGTTTAGTACTACTCAGGCTTACATTATTGAGTTTGGAAATCTATATTGCAGGTTCTACAAGGATAACGGTCAAATTACCTCAGGTGGCGCTGCCGTAGAGCTTGCCACTCCCTACACAGAAGCCCAGATATTTGATGTATATTTTGCCCAATCTGCTGATGTGCTATATATCGCACATCCCACACATGCCCCCCGTAAAATTACTAGGACTAGTGATATTGCTTGGACTATTGCCACGCTGACTTTTTCCTCTGCCCCGACAGACTTTGCCGGAGGTGCTGGCGATTACCCTCGTGCCGTAACATTCTTTGAAGAGAGACTATTCTGGGCTGGTACTGACAATAAGCCGCAGACGATATGGGCTAGTAAGTCTGGTGACTTCCTGAACATGGATCAGGGTACTGGGTTAGATGATGAGTCTATAGCTTTTACCTTAGCGACTGATGACGTTAATGTTATTAAGTGGATGAAGGCTTCCGATGTTTTACTCATTGGAACCGTTGGAGGGGAGTTTAAGTTAAGCGGTAGTGGTGCGCCTACGACCCCCTCTAACGTTAGGGTAGTTCAAGAAACTAAGTATGGCTCTAGTGATGTACCCCCTGTAGTTGCAGGTAGGTCTGTCTTGTTTAACCAAAGGGCTAAGAAGAAGTTAAGGCAAATGATCTTCGACCTAAACGTTGAGGGTTTCGTTGCACCAGATTTAACTATTCTTTCAGAGAATATAACTGGTGATGGCATTACGAACATGGCTTACCAGCAAGAACCTGACTCTATTATATGGGCTGTTAGGGCAGACGGTGTTCTATTAGGGCTTACATACCAGAGAGACCAGCAGGTAGTTGCATGGCATCAGCATCCCGTTGGTGGCACTGATACTGAGGTAGAGAGTGTGGCTTCTATCCCGTCTGCTGATGGAGGTTCTGATGAGTTATGGCTTAGCGTCAAAAGAACTGTGAATGGTGGCACTGTTAGGTATATTGAGTATATTGACGATACTATATTTGTAGACTCAGGATTATCCTATTCAGGGGCTGCGGCTACAACCTTATCTGGATTGGCACACCTAGAAGGCGAGACCGTAAGTATAGTTGGTGATGGTGCTGTATTCCCTGACGCTGTTGTTTCTAGTGGCAGCGTAACCCTTTCTAGCTCTGTCACAACTGCATACATAGGGCTGCCTTATACAACTGAGATAGAAACACTCCCCCCTGAAGTGCCGCAAAAAGATGGGTCTTCTTTTGGTAAGAAAAAGTCTTGGAGTAGGATTATCCTTAACCTGTATACCACGCTAGGTATTTCTGTTAATGGTACGCAGCTTGTCTTTAGGACTGGGGGAGATCCTATGGATTCGGCTCCACCTGTCTTTACAGGCCAGCATGATATAACTAATCTTGGTTGGAAGGAATCCGATCACACTATGGTGATAAAGCAAGAACAGCCACTAGGCATGACATTAATATCTATAACAGGAGAGTTGAATGTTGCTGACTGAGAATATACCTCTTGAAAAATCTGGGAATATTCGCTTAGTGCCTTATGAGTTTAGCCACTTTAAGCAACTAATAGTCAGGCCTCATGAGGATGGCATAAAAGAGGCCATTAAGTTATCTGATACAGAGTGGGCTAATTCCATCGGCAGGGAGGCAGTTGAGGCGTACACAGCTTATGTTGGTGACAGGATTATCGCTATAGGTGGGCTGAACATACTGTGGCCTACAGTGGGCGAGGTTTGGATTGTAGGGTCTCCCTATATACCGGAAGTTAGGTTTTCCTATATGAGAGCCACTAAGTTCTACTTGAAGTATTTTAAGGAAAAGTATAAATTAAAGCGTGTTCAAGCGCAAGTAGTTGAAGGGTATGACATGTTGATTAGATTCGCAGAGAAACTTGGTTTTGAGTACGAAGGGACATTACATAATTACTGTGGTGGTAGTCTACATAACCGCATATATGCTATCTGGGAGAAGTAAATGGAACCAATGACTGCTGCCGTAATCATGGGAGGTGCTGGCGTAGCCAAGGGCGTTTCTGGCTATAAAGCTGGTCAAGCATCATCTAAGTCTGCTGCTGCTACCGCTGCGTACAATAGGCAAATATCAGAGCTTAATGCTAAGATGGAGAAGGACAGAGGTATTATTGTCCGTAGCATTAATGAGCGTAATGCTGATATTGGGCTAGAGAAGGCTACTTAT